ACTCCGTCTCGTTGCTGCCGATCCCCCTGAAGGGCATTCTCTTCTCATGAATACACTCACTTCCATGCACGGTATCGCTCGCGCGATCCGTAACCTGATTCGTATCGGTGTTGTCACCGATGTTGACCTCAACAGAGGGCTCTGCCGCGTCCAGTCCGGAGGGATGAAAACCACCTGGCTGAACTGGCTGACCTGTCGCGCCGGCCGTTCGCGCGTGTGGTGGGCGCCGTCCGAGGGAGAACAAGTGCTGCTGCTGGCCATCGGCGGTGAGCTTGATACCGCCTTCGTGCTGCCAGGTATCTTTTCCGATGACCACCCGGCGCCGTCAGGTTCCCCTGACGCACTCCACGTCTCGTTCCCTGATGGGGCGGTTATCGAGTACGAGCCCGGGAGCGGAGCACTCACGGCCACAGGCATTAAAACGGCTGACATTACAGCCTCTGAATCACTCACCGCCACCGTACCGGTGGTCCTGGTGAAGTCTGAGACGCGCATCACCCTGGATACACCTGAGGTGGTGTGTACCAACAAGCTAATTACCGCCTCTCTTGAAGTGCAGAAGGGCGGGGTAATGGCCGGCAATATTGAGCATTCCGGCGGTAAATTCACCTCCAATGGGGTGCAGGTGGACAACCATGCTCACGGCAGTGTGCAAAGCGGCGGAAGCTGGACTAAGGGGACGCAATGACGGTGCGCTACAGGGGAATGAACAGTCAGACCGGGCTCAGCATTTCAGAGGCTGAACATATCAGACAAAGCGTGCGGGACATTCTGGTCACGCCGATTGGCTCGCGGGTGATGCGCCGCGAGTACGGTTCACTGCTGGCGGCAATGATCGACAGGCCGCAGAGTCCGGCGCTGCGCCTGCAAATCATGGCCGCATGTTACTCCGCTATCCAGAAATGGGAGCCGCGGATCAGCCTGACGGCTATCACTTTCGAACGTTCGGAGAATGACGGGACGCTGTATGTCGATCTCACCGGCACCCGCCAGACCTCCGGACATTCCTTTTCTATCACTATTTCATTGAGTTAAACGCTATGGCTATTGTTGATCTGAGCCAGCTCGCCGCGCCGGATGTCGTGGAGGAGGTGGATTACGAAACGTTGCTGGCAGAACGAAAGGCCACTTTTGTCTCGCTCTATCCTGAAGAAGAGCAGGAGGCAATTGCACGAACGCTGACGCTTGAGTCAGAACCGATTGTGAAACTGCTGCAGGAGAATGCGTATCGGGAAGTTATCTGGCGCCAGCGCGTTAACGAGGCCGCGCGTGCGGTCATGCTGGCCTACGCCACCGGTAGCGATCTCGACCAGCTTGGAGCTAACGCTAACCTTGCGCGTCTGGTGATAACGCCTGCCGACGACACGACGTTTCCGCCCACGCCGGCAGTGATGGAGTCTGACACCGACTTTCGTTTGCGCATCCAGCAAGCCCCGGAAGGGCTGAGCGTGGCGGGATCGACGGGGGCTTATCAGTTCCATGGCCGCAGCGCGGATGGCCGGGTGGCGGACATCTCTGTCATCAGTCCTCAGCCTGCGAACGTTACCGTCTCCGTGCTGTCTCGGGAGAATAACGGCGTGGCGTCTGAAGAGCTGCTGGCCATTGTGCGCAACGCGCTGAACGATGAGGACGTCAGGCCCGTTGCCGATCGTGTGACCGTTCAGTCCGCCAGCATTGTCGACTACCGCATTGCGGCTTCTCTTTTCCTCTTCCCAGGTCCCGAAAGCGAGCCAGTGCTCAACGCGGCAAGGGCCCGGCTGCAGGCCTATATAACGGCACAGCACCGGCTCGGGCGGGATATTCGTAAGTCCGCCATTTACGCTGCACTGCATGTTGAGGGTGTACAACGCGTCGAACTGACCGCGCCTGCGGCCGATATTGTGCTTGATGAAACCCAGGCCTCATGGTGCAGCCAGTACAGCGTAACCGTTGGGGGAAACGATGAGTAATACCCGATTGTTACCGGTGGGGTCGTCGCCGCTTGAGGTCGCGGCGGCGCGCGCCTGTGCCGACATTGAGAATACCCCCGTCCCGCTTCGTCACCTCTGGAATGCCGACACCTGCCCGGCAAATCTGTTGCCCTGGCTGGCGTGGGCGTTTTCGGTTGACCGCTGGGATGAAAACTGGCCGGAAGCCACCAAGCGCGATGTTATCCGCAATGCATGGTTTATCCATGCACACAAAGGAACGATCGGCGCAGTACGCCGCGTGGTGGAGCCACTTGGCTATCTGATCAACGTGACGGAGTGGTGGCAAACCAACGACCCGGCAGGCACGTTTCGCCTGGACATTGGCGTGCTGGAAACCGGCATCACCGAAGAAATGTATTACGAAATGGAGCGGCTTATTGCTGATGCAAAGCCTGCCAGCCGACATCTTATCGGCCTCAATATCATTCAGGACGTTCCGGGCTATCTCTATACCGGTGCCCTGAGCTATGACGGCGACATCATCACGGTTTACCCCGGATAAGTGAGAGCACAATGACAGTGAAGTATAAAACGGTTATCACCAAAGCCGGCGCCGAAAAACTGGCTGCCGCAACCGTCCCGAACGGGAAGAAAGTGAATTTTACGGCGATGGCGGTGGGTGATGGCGGCGGGCAACTCCCGACGCCAAATGCCAGCCAGACGAAACTCATCAATGAGGTCTGGCGTCATGCGCTGAACAAAATCAGCCAGGACAAAAAGAATAAAAATTATGTCGTGGCGGAGCTGCTGATCCCTCCGGAGATCGGCGGGTTCTGGATGCGTGAAATGGGGCTCTATGATGATACCGGGACGCTGATTGCTGTCGGCAATATGGCTGAAAGTTACAAACCTGCACTCGCTGAAGGATCGGGACGTGCGCAGACTGTGCGTATGGTCATCATGGTGAGTGATATCGCTTCGGTTGAACTCTCTATTGATTCTTCAACGATTATGGCAACGCAGGAATATGTTAACGAGAAGCTGACGGAGCATGAGTTATCACGCCGACATCCGGATGCCTCTCTGACGGCAAAAGGATTTACCCAGCTCAGCAGTGCAATTGACAGTATGTCTGAGATACTTGCGGCTACGCCGAAAGCGGTAAAGGTAGCCTACGATCTGGCAAACGCGAAGTATACAGCAGCTGATGCAACTACGGTGCGAAAGGGGATAGTCCAACTAAGTAGCATGACTGATAGTGTCTCTGAGGCGTTAGCGGCGACGCCGAAGGCAGTAAAGAGCGTCAGCGATGAAATAGTTAAACTTAAAGAAAGCCTCGGTACCGCATCAAAAGCAAATGTTGTTACATCCCTGATTGATTCTACATCAGGTCGCCTCCCTGTTGTTGGTTGGATGGGACTGGGAGGGATTAGAGATACCAGGGTCTCAGAAGAGAATTTTTCATCATTCTGGCGTGATACCACTATCGGAAAATCAGGCATCACTATTCCCTATGATGGTACTCCAACGATTTCTTATCTTGCGGTAGATGCTGCTAATCAACACGCCTACGTGGGGCGTAGAAAAGGAAATGAGGCTATTTCTTGGGTAAAACTATATAGCGAATTTAATAAACCAATGTCTCAGGATGTATTCGGGACGGCAATGGGGATAGGTGGAGGAGCAGACCTTAACGCTTACACCGCGCCGGGGCTTTATTACCAGCCAACAAATGTTCAGGCGCAAAGCGGTAAAAACTATCCTGAGACTACCGCAGGTTCACTTCAGATATACAAACATGCTGGTATCACTCAGATTTACCGTGTTTATAGTAATTCTCGGTCTTATATACGCACCTTATATAATGGAGTCTGGTCAGCCTGGACAAAACAGTACGATGCTGCAAATAAACCGTCTGCAGATGATGTTGATGCAGTATCTGCCGTAAACGGTGGAACATTCAGGAAATTAGTTAGCTTCAATGAAGGTCTGGAGGTTAGAAGTCGCACAGGAATTGTTAGCGGTAATGATGCCGCCAGTTTTGATAGTGCCAATATGATTTTGAAATCATGGTATGGCATTGGTTTTTATTCAACGCTGTTAGATTCTGTTGGAAAAGAAACTGGAATGACAGGGTATATCAATACTCGTAATGGCCTTTTGCAAATGAAAGGTCAGATTATTCCGGGGGATTATGGTAATTTTGATAGTCGATTTATTAGGCTGGCTGGGAGTCAAAATATATCGGGAATTCTGCGTAGTTCTTCCGAATATCAATCAACGTCAGCTAATAGTTACCGTTCTGTTTACGGAAACTATGGCACTTTCTGGCGAAATGATGGTGCCAATTTATATTTGATGGTTACTAATGCAGGTGATCAATACGGTGCATATAATGATCTTCGACCACTCGCGATAAATCTGGCTTCGGGTTATCCAACAATGAGCAGATTGGCCCTTAGCGACTACACCAACTTTGATGCTCGTTATTACACTAAAAGTCAGTCAGACGCAGGCTATATGCCAAAAGTTTCCGCTTATACAAAAGCTGAAAGCGACGCTCGTTATCAGACAAAAGGAAACTATATAACTGGAGTGCGTTTTGGGGCATCTGCTGAATATAATGAGCGCGGAAACACTGAGCGTATGACTGGTGGTGTGATGACATCTTTTGCTGATCGGGGAAGCTCAAATTACTGGATTCGTCTTCGTCCGTTGCAGTATCAGATTAATGGCGGCGCATGGGTTACTGCGGCCTACGCATAAGGATAATTAATATG